CCTTCTCTCCGGAACTCGTCAACGAACTCGTAACAGAGAGTCTTGAAACGGGCGAGGACATCGACTCGGTGGTTTATAGGACAATATGGCGTAGATAATATAGCGGAGTAGCCAAGCGGTAAGGCACGAGACTTTGACTCTCGCATACGAATGTCCGAATCATTCCTCCGCTGCCAAAACCATTGAGTTCCTCGAAAGAGGTTGCGAGAGTTGTGGGTGCGGTAGCGTAAAAGCGGTAACCCTCAATATTCCCTTATGGAGGCAATATGGCACAAGGCAAGAAGTATAACGACGACTTGAAAGAGAGAGCCTTTGCCCTTCTTGCCGTGAACAATAGCGTTTCCTATGTAGCAAACGAACTCGGTCTTCCGTATTCGACCGTGAAGACTTGGGAGAAGAAGTTCCTTGCTCAAAGCGCAGAGTTAGAGAGACGAGAGAAGGAGCAAGGCGAAGTCGGTTCGCAAACTGACGAAGTTACGAAGCCAAACGAAGATTTAGACCTCGCAAGACTTCGCAAAAAGAAAAAAGAAGAGTTCGTGGAGGACTCTTGGAGGCTCGTCAGCAAGACCGCAACCTTGATTGAACGCAGGCTTGACCGGGCAATCGGAAGCGAAGATGTGATAGACGAACTCCTCGACGAGATTCTTTCTCTCGACCACAAGGAACTGACAGACGCACAGAGGAAGTCTCTGTATGCCAAAATATCCGCTATCAAGATAGAGAATGTGCGAGAACTTGCGGTGGTTCTCGGAACGCTCTATGATAAGCAGGCTCTCGCAAACAAAGAGCCGACGACAATCGTTGACGGCGATGTGGTCGTGAAGTTTGAGGACTTATGACAACGATTCAAGACATCATCACCAAGCGTAAGGCTCGTTGGGAGGAGAAGCACGACATCGAGTTCGACAATGTACTCGTGAAGGCTTCCGTCCGCTTGATAATGCAAACGCCGTCGCTCCGAGACGAGATAATTGCAAAGCCTTATCTGCTTATTCCGATAGCGTTCTACATCGTAGACAAAAAGCGTAACACCGTGCCGTTCTTTTTCAACGAGGTGCAAGAAGACTTCATATCCAAGTTGGAGACGCTCGGAACGAGTAAGCCTTTCTTCGTCCTTAAAGGTCGTCAGCAAGGCTTCACGAGCGTTATAACGGCGATTCAGTTATCCTTCGCTATCGTCCGCAAGAACTTCTCCGGATTCACTATGGCGGACAGAAGCGATAATACAATGGCGATATTCAACGACAAGGCAAGAGTCGTATACGACAGACTCCCCACAGAGTTGAAGCCTTCCGAGAAGTTCAACTCAAGGAACGAGATGTTCTTTGATAAACTCAACTCCTCGTGGCGTATCGCAACCGCAACAGACCAAGTCGGTCGTTCCCGTACGCTGAACTTCGTACACTTCTCCGAGGTAGCCTTCTACGAATGTGACCTCGCAGCACTCCAAGCCGGTATCGGTGAAGCGATAACCGCAGGAGCGATTCAAGTATACGAAACGACGGCAAACGGATTCAACCAAGCCAAAGACCTTTGGGACTCCGAAACTTGCCACAACCTCTTCTATGAGTGGTGGAAGTCTCCGGAGTATCGCTCTACCGAGTACGAATACCTCGACACCGAGGACGCTTGGCTCATCGAGAGAAAGCGAGTCCTTGAGGAGAGAGGGTGCGACAAGGAGCAAATCACTTGGTATTGCAAAAAGTACGACTCGTACCTCGACAAGAACACAATCAAGCAGGAGTACCCTATAACGCCCACAGAAGCGTTTGTATCAAGCGGTGATTGTGTGTTCGATAAAGAGGCTATAAACAACCAACTCGCCCGTTGCTCGTCCTTGCAAGGAGCGAGAAAAGGTTGTTTTGAGTACGAGAAGGAGGCAATCCCTCTCGTGAACTCCGACGGCAATATGGTTGATGTCGAGTGGAAGATAAAGAACATCAAGTTCGTGGATTCAAGGGACGGATATATCACCCTGCACGAAGAACCGAGAGTCAAGACCAACCGAGAGGGAGAGGTCACACACAAAGCACCTTATGTTCTTGGAGGAGATACCGCAGGAACGGGAAAAGACTTCTTCACGGGCAAGATGATATGCAACCTTGACGGCAACACCGTGGCAACACTCCACAAGCAATACATAGACGAGGACTTATACGCCGAGCAGATGTATTGCCTCGGAATGTACTACAACGAGGCTCTTATCGGAATCGAGATAAACTACTCAAGACAACCGACGAGAATCCTCCAAAAGAAGTACAACTATCCGAACCTCTATATGAGGGAGAGGCTTGACGGTGCTTCCGATAGAGCGATTATGGACTACGGATTCGAGACGACCTCTCGGACGAAGCCTATCATCATCGGAGAACTCGCACAGATTATGCGAGAGACACCTTGGTGCGAGTGTGATATACCTACGCTCAAGGAAATGACGACCTTCGTTAAGAAGGACAACGGAAAGTTGGAAGCAATCGACGGTTGCCACGACGACCTCGTTATGGCGAAGGCTATTGCTCACTTTATATCAAAGAAACAATCAAACCAATGGCTTGAGGTTATCCCGGAAGACACAGAGTTCATCTCGGAGAACTTCAACTTTGGAGAAGCCGGAGGCAACGAAGGCTTTATGAGTTGGGAGGACTTTTAATGTTTAGATTCATTAAACGCATTATTGCTCTTGAGGAGCGAAACAAACTGCTTGAGGAAAGAACCGCCGCCCTCGAAACGAAGGTGGAGGAACTCTCCAAGAAGACAATCTCGCAGAAAACTCTTCAAGAAGACGAGAATCCCTCTCCGAGTCAAATCTTGAACGAGTGGTTAAACGGCGAGGAGGAGGAAGACAATGGAAACTAAAGAAAGATTCGATGTCGACCAAGAGACCACAAGTCTTTGGGACGACTATCAAAACGGTTTATCATATCAAGCGAGTACGGGGTTGGCGAAGAACCTTCCGAAGTTCGTGAAGTTCTATGAGGGTGACCAATGGGCAGCACCGACGAAGCACACGAAGAACCTTCCTCGTCCCGTGGTGAACATCATCAAGATGATATGCCGTAATAAGAAGAGTGCGATTCTCTCTGTACCCGTCAAGATTGTGTACCGTGCGGAAGACACTATGGCAGATGTCGAGAAGTTCAATCGCTTCGCCTGCTATATCCAAAAGGAAATCGGTCAAGACGCTCTCGATAAGAAGGCTATTGACGACGGCGTAAAGAAAGGCTCGTACTTCTATCACTACTATTGGGACTCCGAAGCACAAGGCAAGGACGGAATCAAGGAAGGCGGTCTCCGTTGCGAGATTATAGACCCTCTCAATATCTTCTTCTCGAATCCTACCGAGATTGACGAGCAGAAGCAAGAGTGGATTCTTATTGCTTCCCGTGAGAATGTCAAGTCCGTCAAGGCAAAGTGCGACGGCGATGTCGACAAGGACGCTATCGTGGCGGACGAGAACGACAACAAATACGGCACAATCGAGCAGGACGGCGACAAGTTGTGTACCGTCTTGACGAGATACTTCCGAATGAACGGCGAGGTCTACTGCGAGAAGGCGACAAAGAGTGTTATCATCAATAAGCCTTTCGCTATCACTCCGAACCTCGGAGAAGCAGGAAGACAACTCGGACTTTCCGTCGAGGACGCTCCGAACAACTCCCTTCCGGACAGAGCAAACGGCGATTCGCTCGTGCCGAGTACGGTCAAAGCGTATCTCTATCCTATCGTAGTCGGAAACTACGAGGTAAGAGAGCGTTCAATCTATGGTCTTGGAGAAGTCGAAGGACTCATTCCGAACCAAAAAGCAATCAACTTCAACCTCGCTATGTCCCTCTTGAACAACCAAGAGTTGGCGTGGGGCAAGTATGTTGTACTTCCTAACGCTCTCAAGGGGCAGACAATCACCAACGAACCGGGACAGATTCTCGTTGATTATAGCGGAAGCGGTCAAGGTATCAAGAAGATGTCCGAGCAAGTGATTCAATCGCAACCTCTCCAACTCATTGACACGCTCACGCAGTTGACGAGAGTTGTGACGGGTTCTACGGAGGTTATGACGGGCGAAACACTCGGTGCAGGAATGTCCGGTGCCGCTATCGCTCAACTTCAATCTCAAGCACAACAACCCGTTGAGGAACTCAAGGACGCCTTTTGGATTGTGAAGGAGAAGCAAGGCAAGGTTCTCGCTCAATTCTTCAAGTTGTTCTACACGGACAAGGAGTTCACCTTCACCGAGGAGCAACCAAAGGTAGACGAACAAGGCGTTCCTATGCAAGGAATCGCAAACACAGAGGAAGTCCAAATGACCGATGTGTTCAGTAGTTCCGAGTACGGCAACACCGAGTTCTCCGTCGTGGTAGAAGCGACGGCAGGAACGAAGGCTTCCGCAGCAGGCGACATCAACGCTCTCGATGTGCTTCTCGCAAAGGGAGCAATCTCTATCAAGACATACTTGAGAGCCTACCCGGAAGACGCTCTGTCGAACCGTTCCGAGATTCTCAAGGGCATTGAGGAGGACGAGCAGAACCAAGTCGCTCAACTCACCCAACAGTTACAACAAGCACAAGAGCAGTTGGCTCAAAGCGCACAAATCATACAACAACAGAAGGAGACGGTCGACAAGGTCGTGGCGGTGATTCAAGAGAACAACCAACTCAAGACCTATATTGCGAACTTGTACTCCGAAGCCTCGGCGAAGATTCGTGAAGGTAACCGCCAAATCCAAATGGGCAACGCAAAGATTGCCGAGACCACGAAGGACGCCACGGATATGGCACAACATATCTACTCAAATATGCAAGGAGGAATCCCAAATGGTATGCCCCAAATGCAAAACGGAAGCGGTAATCCGCAGGGTTAAAGGCGTGACGACATATATCTGTCGGAAGCCTTCTTGCCCATTCTATCAAAAGCCTATCAAGGCTAACAAAGGTAGTAAATAGGTCTAACCTATCGCTATACAAAAATCTTACGCAGGAAAAGCGGAAAAATCCAAAGGAGAACTTCTATGCCGGAAGAAATTAAAACTGCGCAAACAACCGAAAACACGGAAGTCGATAGCCACGCAGATGTCGACAAAGACACGGAGACTCTCAACGATGTGGAGTTTACCGATAACTCGGACTCGGACACACCTCAAGGTGGTGACGCCAAGAAGGAGACCGAGGAGCAACCACAGACCAAGGAGCAAAACTCCGAAAACGCTCGTCGTAGGCGTGAGGCAGAACGCAAAGCCGAACTCGAAAGAGAAAGACAGACGGCGAGAGAACAAGCCATTATCGAAACTCTCAACGGAAAGAATCCCTACACGGGCGAGGAGATGAAAGACTCAACCGATGTGCAGGAATATCTCACGATGAGGGAGATTGAAAAGAATGGCGGAGACCCATTGTCGGACTACTCCAAGCACCTCAAGCAGAAGGAAAGAGAGAAAGCCGAGGAAAACCGTAAGGCGGAGACCGAAAAGGAATGGTATCGTAAGGACTACGCAGACTTTACTACCAAGCACCCGGAGGTCAACATCGAAACCCTTATCCAAAACGAGCAGTTCCAAAAGTTCGCAAGCGGAAAGGTCGGTCAACTTCCTCTCTCGGAAATCTACGAAGGGTTCGTGGAAATGGTCACGGAGTACGAGAGAAAAGCCGAGCAGAAAGCAAAGCAGATTCTCGCAAACTCCAAGGCAACACCCGGTTCTTTGTCAAGCACGAGTCCAAGCGATAATGGATTCTTTACGAGAGAGCAAGTTCAAAAGATGTCCCAAGAGGAAGTCCACAAGAACTATGACAAGATTCGTGCAAGTATGTCCAAATGGAAGTAAAAAACAAAAAAATAACAAGGAGGATTCTACATTATGGCATATCAAAACTTTATCCCTACCGTGTGGAACGAGGGGATTGAAAGAGAACTCGAAAGACTTTGCGTATTCGTAGAGGATTGCAACCGCAAGTACGAAGGCGCAGTTAAGAAAAAGGGCGAGTCCGTAACCATTCTCGGCGTAGGCAAGCCTACCATTAAGAGCCTTGCAAAGGCTAACCGTAACAACGACATCGACGCACCGGAGGAAATCGAAGATACCTCTGTAATTATGTACATCAACCAAATCCGTTACTTCAACTATATGGTTGGTGACATCGACAAGGCACAATCCGTTGGTGGCGTTATGGACGCTCTTGAGCAAGAGACTTCCGAAGGTCTTGCAGACGAGGTCGATAAGTACATCGCAGGCTTCGCCGTTGACTCTTCTGTATCTGCTCTTTACGGTACTGCACCCGTTAAGGTCGTTTCCGGTACTGCGGCAGCAGGCGAAAAGAACATTCTTCACATTCTCGACGAGGCTATCCAAAAACTCTACGAGAACGATGTCAAGGCTTCTACGAAGATTGTTGTTACTATCTCTCCGAGATTCTACACTCTCTTCAAGCAGGCGTACATCGACAAGGACACCAACAACTCCGAAATGCTCAAGAACGGCAAGGTTGGCAAGTACGGAAATGTCATCGTCAAGATGTCGAACAATGTTCACACCACCTCCAACGGTGCGGTTGATAACATTATGATTCGTACCCAAAGAGCGATTGCTTACGCAAAACCTCTTACCCACTCCGAGCCTTATCGCCCGGAAAAGAAGTTTGCTGACGCCGTCAAAGGCTTTATTCTCTTCGACGCAAAGGTTGTTCGTCCGAAGGAAGTCATCAACATCAATGTAAAATACGCATAAGGAGGTAACGCAAAATGGAAGTTACTATGAGAAATAACATCGCAACCGTTGAACTCACCGCCCTTACGGCTAACACCGAGAAGGCGATTAAGTGGGACGAGAACGACCAAAAGATGATTCTCGTTGTTCAAGCCTCGTCCGCTACCACGCTGACCGTTAAGGCAGGCAACGGAATCCAAGGCGTTGCTGACCTCGTTCTTACCGTTCCCGTAGGCGTAAGCCTTGTTAAGTTGGAAAGCGGTAGATTCAAGTTCGTGTCCGGCGGCAACAAAGGCAACATCGTTGTCAAGTCCGCAGGCACGCCGAGCGTTGGCGTAGTTGCGCTTGTATAAAGCAAGGGAGAGAGCCTATCTATCGTTAGGTAGGCTCTTTTATGCAATTCAAGGACAAAATACGGCGGTTCAATTCCGCCGAGTTGCTCAAAAGGAGATGATTTTATGAAGTACGGAGAAATCAAAATCGAGGCGTTGAAGTTGATGTTTGTCAATATGGGCGACGACATTGACATTGACGGTCTCGAAACATACGCACAAGACGATAACTACAAGAGTTATCTCGTCAATATGCCGGGTTCGATAAATCGTTGTTTTTCGAGCATTGAGGAGAAGAGGGTTCTCCCGTCCAAGTCGAGAGCGTTAAAGCGAAATGAGGGACTTGCAAGTGGCGGTTTCGTCCGCTTTGACCTCGCCTCTATCATCGAGGACTTCTACGACATCGAGAGAATCGTGTCCGAGTCTTCCGACGGAGACTATAACGGCGATTGCGACTATCAAAGAGAGGGAGATGTTCTCGTTCTTGAACGCTACGAAGAAGACGACGATATTGCCTACACGGTAATATACAAGCCGACAATCGAGAGGGTTTCCTCTACGACCGACGACAATAAAGAAATCGAGATTCCCAACAATATCGCTTCCTATATCCCGTACTTTGTGAAGGGCGACCTTTATAGGGACGATGAACCAAACGAAGCAAGCGAGGCTCGTAATTGGTTCGAGCAGGCTATGGAGGAGATTTACTTGAAGAGAATCAACAAAGCGAACAAGGTCAAATCCTTGTACTCGCAAACGGAGTAAATATGAGAGCAAGAACCAACATTGGACTCAAAGATAGGAGAACGCTGCAACTGTCCAACTTTAGAGGTGTAGACTTCTCCTCCTCGCCTTTGAGCGTGCGAAGTGATAGAGCCTCGAATATGAGGAACTTTATCAACGAGTACGGCGTAAACAAGAAACGAAACGGTTGGAACGAACTCATCAAAATCTACCACCAAGGCGTGCCTCAAAGAATCAATGGTATCTTCGAGTATGTGAACGGCTCGCATAGAGAGACCTTGGTTCACGCAGGGACGAGGTTTTATAGGCTTAAGGTAGTCGACGGGAAGTATTCCTCGGAAGACATCACGCTTTCGTCTACATACGCCGAAGCAAAGTGCCAAACGGCTTTAATCAAAGACCAACGAAGCCAAGCCTTCTTCAGCAAGGGTAGAGCGTATATCGTTGGTTGTGGGGATTACCTTGTGTATGGTACTTGGGACGAAGGCTCGACATACGAACTCCGAAGAGTGGCGGATAACATCGACACCTATATTCCGACGACGACTATCTCTATCGACACCGACGATGTTGCGGACGATATTCGAGCAAGCCTTGATGACATCAACTGCTTGAGTTCCAAGAGAATCAATCAGTTGGTGGGTCAATCGGAAGCGAACAAGACTTGGACTCTCGATTCCGGGGAGATAGACGAAGGGACAGCGGTATCTATCACGCTCGAAACGCTTGAAGGCGAAGAAGGCGAAGAGGTAGCCGTGTCTTACACCATAACAAACGACGGCTCGAAACTCTATAAAACTCACAAGGACGGCGTGGTAATCACTCGGTCGGAGTGTGGTTCGATAGACTATGCAACCGGGAAGGTAACCTTTTCGATACCCACGACTCCTCAAATATCCGAGAGAGATAACATCTTTGTAACCTTTACGCATAAGAACGAGGACTATGCAAAGCGGATAATGAACTGCAACTTCGGAATCCTCTTCGGCGTAGACGGAAACACGGATAGACTTTTCTTAAGCGGAAACTCGGACTATCCGAACATCGACTTCCACTCGGAGGAAGATGACTACACCTACTTCGGAGACCTTAACACCGCCTCTTTCGGAAGCGACTCCGTTCCCGTCAACGGATATGCGAGACTCTCGGATAGCACACTCGTTGTATACAAGGCGGAGACGGCGCAAGACGCAAGTATTTTCTATGTAAACGGCTCGTATAGAACCACCTATGACGCCAACGGAAACATCGACTCTATTCGAGGAGAGTTCCCTCATTCCGCAGGAAGCATTGGCGAAGGCGTGGTAAGTAGGTATGCGTGCGTGAACTTTGCCGGGGACAACATCATTCTTTCGAGAAATGGCGTTTTCGGAATCGTTCTTGCGGAGAATGTTGCCACCACCGAGAGATACACGAGAGAGCGTTCCCGTTCTATCAATGAAAAACTCAAAACCCACGAAGACCTTTCCGAAGCGGTCGGAATCGTTTATAAGAACCGATACTACCTCGCCCTTGACAATGTGTGCTATATTGCCGATTCGAGGTATAAGTACACGAGAGAAGACGACATCGACGGCTCGTATAACTACGAGTGGTGGTATTGGGACAATGTTCCGGTAAGGGTGTGGGCAAATATCGACAACAACCTTTACTTCGGCACGGCTGAAGGACAAATATGCGTGTTCGATGACGAGTATACGGATAGAACCTATCAGCATAGCAAGAGTGGCGAACTCGGTCTCGACATCTCCAACAACAAGGTTTCCTATAGCAATACTATCGGAATCAACCTCGCTGAAGGCGATAGCATGACCTTCACGACGGAAGGCTTGTACGCTCTCGTGCAGGACGACGCCGTCGTTGAAAACGGACGAATCAAGTCCACCGAGGGCGACATCTTTACCTTCCACGACGGTATGGAGGTATATGCCGACAACGAAGGCACGAGTGGCTTAAGTATTGGCAAGAAGTATTATATCCGAGAGGTTGACACGGGCGAGTGTACTTACTCGCTTGAGGACGACGACGGAGAGATTGTCACGCTTGCAGGTGGCGGTTTTAGACTTTACAAGTCCATATCGAATAACGAACTATATCTCACGAATGTAACCGAGGATTCCTTCCAAGTGAGGGACTATAAGGTTGGCGATGTACTCGTCTTGGCGAGATACAACGATTCGATTCCGACGAATCCTCTTGCGGACTTCGTCCATAGAGAGAATGTTGTAGCGGAATGGTATACGCCGATATTCGACCTTGGAACTAACGAGTCGAGCAAAACGCTCTTGAAGATGACCATATCCACCGAACCGGAAGTCAACGGAAAACTCTCCTTTGGTTACGAGACGAGAAATGTAAACAAACTCATCAACGCCAAGGGAATCAATGTCTTCTCGTTTGACAACTTCTCGTTTGAGAACTTCTCGTTCGATACGGGATTCGCAAACAGTTATTCGGTAAAAGCAAACGAAAGAAACTTCAACTTCATTGTCTTCCGCTTTGTCTCCGATAACGATAGCAACTGCATAGTGAACACCTTCACTATCATTTACAAAATCAACAAAGCAAACAAAGGAGTGAAGTAGTATGGCAAGAATACAAAACATCAGCGCCGAGACGAAATCGGCAATCCAAAGAAAGTCCGCATACTCTTTGCCCAACAACCCTACGGATTCCGGCTACAAGGCGAACGACATACGAAACGCCTTTTATAAGCCTATCATAGACGCCGCAAACTCCGCCCTCACGGAGATTGACCGAGTAGTAAACGAACTCAACGGCGTGTTGGGGTACGCCTCGAAGGAGATTGACTCTATCGAGAGCGTTACGGGCGAGTTCTACCACGGCTCGGACGGATTGATTTATACCTTCCAAGACGAGTCTTTTGAGGTAAGCGGACACGACAACCTCACGGGCAAGGTAGTGATTCCTTCTTATGTACACTTCGACGGAGTGTATTATACGGTGGACGGAATCGCCGAAAAAGCCTTCGCAGGTAGTGCTATCGAGGAGATTGAGATTCCTTCAAGCGTTACCACGATAGGCAATCAAGCCTTCTACCCTTGCTCGAAACTCACGAAGGCGACGCTCTTCGGCAATACGGCTCTTGGGACGAGCGTTTTCCCGTCTTACGCCGTTGCGTTCAGCGTACCGAAGGAACACTTGTCGGTGTACGAATCGTCACTTGCAAGTTATAAAAAGAGCCTCGTAGGGTTTGATACAATCATCAACAACGCCCAAGATATTGTTACGCTCTTTGCCGACAAGGTCGACAAGGATAAAACAACCGCTTCGACACAAAGAGTTTACGCTATCTCTACGACGGGCGCACAAATCCGCAGGAAGTTGGTTACGACTCCTACCGACGGCGAGATTCCTATTTACCTTTCCGGCGGTAGAATCCCGGTTGGAGTTCCCGTAAACGGAAACGACGCAACGCCGAAGGAGTATGTAGAAACTCGTCTCCTTGAAATGGGTGCGTATATCGACTTCAGTATAGACCCGTCCACCTACAAAATGACGCTTCAGTTGAAAAACGAAAGCGGAAATGTCTTGAGTCAAGGCGTAGTAGACCTCCCTCTCGAAAGTATGATTCTCGGAGCGAAGTATGCAAACGGAGTCTTAACGCTCAATATCAAAACCGCCGACGGCTCGATGAACAACACGACGATTGATGTAAACATCTCCGACCTTATCAGCGGACTCGTCAGCGAGGACGCCTTCAATGAAGAGGTGGATAGACTCGACGGAAGAATCGACAATGCAAACATCGACCACGAGGCTTTGGTTAACGAAGTTGCCCAAAAGGAAATCTACGCCCACGCAGCGTTCCACTCGGAAGAGGCGGAAACGGCGAGGAACTACACCAAAGGCGGTAAGATTGACAAGAAGTTCCGAGAGGTAGAGTCTCTCGGTGGCGTGGGATTATCGCTCTCTATGGATAGCGATTATAAACTCACCGTCAAACTCTTGAATAAAAAGGGCGAGGTAGTAAGTTCCGGAATGGTAGACCTTCCTATCGAAAGTCTTATCACGAAGGCTTCTTATAGCAATAAAATCCTCACGCTTACCTTCCAAAGCGGAGACACCTTGAAGGTAGACATCTCTTCCATTATCACGGGACTTGTATCGGAGTCTCGCACCATAAACGGACACGCTTTGACGGCGGACATCGTTCTTACGGCTTCCGATGTCGGCGCATACGGGAAAACCGAGACCTACAACAAGACGGAAATGTCGAACCTTCTCGGCTCGGCAAAGCAGGAACTCCTCGTTGCTATTGAGGAACACCAAGTGGTCGGTTACGCCTTCTCTTCGTCCGAGGCTGAAAAAGCAAGCGGATATATCAAGGGCGGACAAATCGACAAAGCAATTATCGGACTCGACAAGAGACTTAAGGCTCTTGGAGGCTAAAATCATTATTTAGGAGGAACAACAAAATGTTGTTAGAAAAAACCAAAATCTATGGCGTAGACGGCGTTGGGCAATCGAGTCCTACGCTGACGAGAACCGATAGTGCGGTCGGTCTCGGCTACACTATCAACGCAAGCACGATTGATAGCGACTTCGACAGTTGCTACCCTTGGTGCGAAATGAAAGAAGTTACCGATGACCTCGGAAATGTTTTCATTAGAATCCCCAAGTTCTATACGAAAATCACGAAGAACGCCAACGGAACTTTCAAACATCAAATCTCCGGGTGTCGTTACGACGGCTTCGGTACGCTCTTTGTCGACGGCAAGGGCAACGAACTCGACTATATTCTCGTGGGTAAATACGAGGGTAGTTACGATTCCACCAACGCTCGAATGATGTCGAAGAGTGGTCAAACCGTCAAAGTAAGTATCACGCTTCCGAACTACCGCAAGGCTTGTATGGCAGTTGGCGAAGGCTATCAGCAGTACGACTTCCTTATCGACGCTATCATCAAGGAACTCTTTATGATTGAGTTTGCAACGACTCATTCGCAAAGCATTATGACCGGCTTCACGAGTGGCGACAATACCGCCGCCCTCATCACGGGACACACCGACAAGGTCGCAACGGCTTCCGGCTCGTACAATAACAACCACGACCTCGAAACTGACCCTTGGGTTGATGCAACCTGCAACACCGACGGCGTTCACGCTTGCAAGTATAGAGGAATCGAGAACCCTTGGGGAAATGTATGGAAGTGGTGCGACGGTATCAACTTCGATAAAGAGAAGATTTATCTTTGCGAATCTCCTACGGAGTACGAGTCGGATAAATACGAATCCCCGTACACCTATGTGGGCGATAGATTGATGACGGGCGGATATGTGACCAAAATCACTCCGTTCGCCAAGAATCCGCTTCTTGGCTTCGTGACGGCAACCGGTGGCGGTTCTACCACCTACTACGCCGACAATTACTATGTTGCCGAAACCGGCACCGTGCTGGGTTGCGGTGGGCGTTGGGACAGCGGTGGCAATGCCGGTTTGTGGAGTTGGCTTGGTTACAGTTCTTCGTCCAGCGCTTACTCGGACATTGGCGGTCGCCTTTGCTATAAACCTCTTTAAGAGAGGGATTATAAGGGAGACACTTCTCCCTTGGATATAAAACTTTATAGGGTCGTGCGTGCAGCCCGTGCTGAATTGCGGTGGGAATTGGAACAACGGTGACAATGCCGGTTTGTGGAATTGGAATGGTAACAATTCTTCGTCCAACGCTAACTCGAACATTGGCGGTCGCATTTTAATCGAATTATTGTGTAGCACGCACAATCCTTGCCTCTTGGCAAAAAACACTTCGTAAAGAGGACGGTTTAGTAGGTTTATTCTCGAAAGACCGTGAGGAGATTAAAAGGATTATGAAAAGAGTTGGTTTCTTATACGAAAAGGCTTGCGATATAAACCTTATCCGATATGCGATAAGAAAAGCGGCGAAAGGAAAGACTCAAAAACACTATATCGCAAAGGTTCTTGCGAACGAGGGGGAGTACGCCTCGAAAATCAAGGAAATGCTTGAGAACCACACCTTGAGGTTGAGTCCGAATCGGCAAATCGTATTGTTCGACCACTCTTGTATGAAGGAGAGAACCATAACAGTACCCAAGTTCTTTCCCGACCAAATCGTACATTGGGTAGTCGTTCTCGTGTTAGAGCCTATCCTCAACAAAGGTATGTATCGGTTTAATTGCGGTAGTATACCCGGAAGAGGTGGCTTGGAAGCGAAGAAATATGTGGAACGATTCTTAAAGGACGAGAAGGTTCGCTATGTGGCGAAGTTGGATATATCGAAGTTCTTTAATAGCGTGAAGCCTCACTATTTAATGGCGATGTTCCGAAGGAAAATCAAGGACGAGAAGTTCTTGGCTCTTATAGAGGCGATTCTTACCAACGGAGGCGATTGCCTTCCTATCGGATATTACACCTCTCAATGGTTCTCGAACTTCTTTCTCGAAGGGTTTGACCACTTCGTGAAGGAGGAATTGAAAATAAAATACTATGTCCGATATGTCGACGATATGGTTTTAGCCGATACGAACAAGCGGAAACTCCGCAAGGCGATAGAGGAAATGAATAAGTATCTCGGCAACATCGGTTTGAAACTCAAAGCGAACTATCAAGTATGGAAGGTACATAGCCGACCGATAGACTTCGTTGGGTTTAGGTTCTACAAAAATAAAACACTCTTGAGGAAGAAAATCTTCTTTCGATTGTGTCGCCGAGTGAGGAAGGTTAAGAAGACCGGGTATATCACGGTTCATCAAGCACAAGGGATATTGTCCTTGCTCGGCTGGCTATCGCATATCAATGGTTGGAAGTTCTATAAGGAACGGATATATCCCTATGTTCCGAAGTGGAAACTCAAACAAATAGTGAGCAATCACGCCAAAAAAATAAACGGAGGAATTAAAAATGGCAAGAAAGTTCAGCAAAGCCAAGTGGCTTGAATCGGCAAACGAACAAATCGAGAAAGGGGTTCTTTCTCAACGAGAGGTAGACGACGCTCTCGAAATATGGGTAAACGACCTTGACGGCAAAACCGAAGAGGAACTCAAGGCTTCCGGACAAGAAGTCCGTGAAGATTGGCTCGTATGAAAATAACCGTCGAAAACATTTGCTCTATATGCGAGACCGAGGGTTGCGAAGAACCTTGCGAGAAATGGTACGATTGTCTCGAAGGCAAGCCTGTAGACTTCGGTCTCGTTGAGGAGGAAGGAGAGAAAAATGAAAAAATCTAAAGTAGTTATTCTTTTTATCTTGGGTATCGTCATCGGCGCATTGGCAGCCGTCGGAGTTTACTTCTTGACGGTAGGCGAAGTAGCGTGGCAAGAATATATCGAAACGAAGTTGATTCCGAATATCACGCTTGCGTTGTCGGCTATCTCGGCTTTGTGTGTTGCGGCGTTGCCGATTATTGCGAAGGTGGAAACCGCCGTGTCCAAGTTTAAGCAGGCGACGGACGATGTAAACGCTACGGTCGACAACGATAAGACGGTCGTTCAAACTATAGGCGAGTATAGCGCAAAACTCGACGGACTCGTGACCGAATTGAAGACCTTGAAGACCGATGTCGAGTCTACTATCGCTCCCGTGGCAAAGAAGGTAGAAAACATCGAGAAGGTGGTACATATCGGCTTTTGTAACAACGAGGAACTCGTCAAGAAAGGCTATGCCCACGAAATCGAAAAGGTAGGTGTCGAAGATGAGTCAAGCGAAGAAACCTAACCTTAAGTTGAGGCTCGTCCTCCTTTATATCGGCAGTTTCGTCGTGAGCGTTGCTCCTCTCTTGGTTTGTTTCATCATAAATTGGGACAAATACGCCGAGACTCCTGCGGACACCGTGAAGTTGTGTATCGGTGGGGTTATCGCTCTCGTGTTTATTTTCCTCAAGGTTATAGGCAAATTGAAAATGCCGAGAAGAATCGTGTTGTTCGGTGTAGTTTTTGTTATGGCATACTTATTACAACCGATAATCAAAGACTTGATGTTGTTAAGCGGTATGGCTCTCGCAGGAGAGTTTTTGGACTTCGTGTGTTTCCAAAGAGCAATTCGTATCACGAAGGAGAATATCCTTATCGGAAAAACCGCCGACGCCACCACGACTCAAGTGGAACAAGTCATAAAGAAATATCTCGGTAGTGGGAGGGTATGATGAACGAAAAAATCAAAGACTTCTTTCAGCGAAACCTCGGTTACTTCATAGTATCTATTGTTTCGATTGTTTACATCGCTACGGCTTTTGTTCAAATCGAGGAAACGGGAAAATCAATCCCTCGCATTATTGCCGACGGCGCTATCGTGTTTCTTCTCGGATTCTTTATCAACCGAGTGTTCGACCTCCAAGGTATTATGAACGGCGAGAGGGACGAGCGATTCCAAGCCTCGATGAACCTACACGGGGAGACGGTTGTAAAAATCTCGCCCTTCATCGACAAACTTGACGAGTGGTGCAAGATTAAAAACGACGAGAATCTCCGTGTGCAGCGGACTCGAATCCTTGCCACCGAAGGCTTGAAGTATAGCGACTACTTCAACGAAGACGGCTCGGCAAAGGACATCGTGGTGGACGAGAAGAAGTTGGCAAACAAACTTCTCCGTAAGACCGAAAAGAAACGAATCCATTGCTTCAACAAAGCGTTACACCTAAAACTTACGCCTATCTCCGCAGGAGAGTTGGCAAGCGAAGGAACGAAGATAAGCGACCCGTACAACTTCGGTCGAACCAAAGAGCAATACGAAAAGCAAGCGAGCATATCGGACATTGTGTCGAAAATCATAATCGCCGTTATTTTCGGTTATTATGGCGTTTCTCTTATCAAGGAGTTCAGTTATGCGAACCTCATTTGGAACGGCTTGCAAGTGGCGTTATTCTTCCTTGTGGGCGTGATTAAGATGTATAACTCTTACATCTTCATCACGGACGAGTATCGAGGTCGAATCGTCAAGAAGGTCAATAACCTTGAAATGTTCTACAACTATATCGAATCTCTTCCGAAGGAGGAGTTGGTCGTTCCGACCACAACGGAACAAAATGACACGGAGGTCAAAGACAATGGTTAATGGATATTCTATCAACTCGATAAACAACAAGAGTCCTTTGTGGAAGCAGTTGGGATATTCGTCCGAAGCGGAATGGCGACAAGCAACGGGCGGTGGAAGCCTTGCAGGGTACACCAACCCTACCTTGAAACCGACTACGCCCTCGCTCCCCACCGGACCGAGCGTACAAATGCCGAACTTATCGAACTATTTTAACGGTAGTGTAGTCGGTGTTGGCGGAAGTATCGGAAAAGGCAACGGAAACGGAGGGGTTACCGATGAAGGTGTTATAATCGGCAATCCGAGCGTGAATAATTCTACTTTCAATAAAACGAGTTACGGCGGTTCGTCGTCCGAAAAGGAAGAAGAAAGCACCTCTACGCCTACTCAAACGAAACCTACTGTGGACTTGGAGGCGAGTGCAAGCGGCAGTAAACCCGTGGAGTCGGAATCTACGGAAAGCGGTGGCTCGGCAACGGGGACGGGTTCGTATTCCTATAACAACGAAGCAAGGTTTCTTGAGTGGTACAAAAGGAACTACGGGGTCGATTATGACCCTGCGGTGGGATTGCAACGCCCGGAGGGAATGGACGACGGAGTGTGGGCAGCAGGCAACACCCTCTATTCTTATTATCTCGAAGAACAAAGAGATGAGAAACAAAGAGAGGAACTCCTCGGTACGAGAAACGAATACTATGACGAACAAGCCGAAAATCTCCTCGCTAACTACACAACCGCCCAAGAGGCTCTTGATAAGAGCAAGAGAAACTCGCAACAAACTTCGAGTATCACCTATGACAAGTTGAAGAAGTATCTTCCTACGCAAATCAAAGCGCAAGGTCTTGGTGGACTTGGTGTAAGCGAAACGACGATGTTACAAGCGCAAACCAACTATGCCAACGAAATGGGCGAAATTGAGAGAGCATACTCGGAAGATTCGGCGAATCTCGCCTCGAATAAAGCCGACGATATGACGAACCTTGAGAAATATAGGCAGGACGCTCTCGATAGGGTTAATGAAACCTATGATAGTATCGCAAGAACGAGAGAGGATAACGCTCGTCTCGGTGCTTCGGCGGATATGAGTGCCTATAAAACGGCGGTAGAAACCACCCAAAAGAACAATTACGATAACGCTCTTAACTCTATAGATTATAGCGGAATCTACGACCAAGCCGAAATGAACGCTTTCATCGAAAAGTTTAGAGGCACGGTTAGTGATGAGCAATTCGCAAGCCTTGTTTCGAGGGGCGAATCGGTTGTAAGTGCGAACTCCAAGGGTAGGACTGACACCGAGCAAAAGGGTGTATACGATACGGCTCTTGCTGCTATTGAAAAGTTGGATTATACTTCCCAAAGCGATATGGACACCTATATCGAAGGGTTTAGAGGTAAGGTAAGCGAGTCTCAATTCAACGAACTTGTCATCGCAGGGCAAGCAAAAGTGACGGCTAATAATACTGCATTAAATGACTCCAAGTATAATACCGAGGTGGGAGTTCTCCAAGCGAAGTACGAGCAAATGATAAGTGACACCGACGGGAAAATCTCTCAAGCGGACTACGATACACTCGTTGCTTATGCTGACGAGATTGGCAATAAACTCGGCTCGAATTATCGCTCGGCGTTGGATAGCGTTCTCAATGAATACAAGTTAGCCGTAAGAAGCGAAGCCGACCAACTTGCCGTAGACTACGGCGCTTCGGTTAGAACCGATATTACGATGAAAGGCAACTTGAACGCTGCAAACGACGACTACGGCGACAACTTCAAAATCAATTACGGAGGAAGTTCGTATAAGGTAGAAAAAGGCTATGACGCTTCCGACACCGTAGACGCAAGGCTTACCGAAATCTTTGTCAACTCTCAAGGCGCAAATCCTGCGAATGGTGCGGTTATGATTTACAACGGTCATATCTATATGTACCTCGAAAACAACGACAAGAGTGGCAATCCGAGCGTATGGTGTATGATTCAGGGGCGCAAGAACAACGACGAAGGTTTGAGAAATCTTTGTTCGGCTCTCGGTATCTCCTCTTACGGTAGAGGTATCACGGACGCTGACTAACAAAAAAGGAGAAATAAATGGCGACTTATTCAATGACTCCGGAAGAACGCCGAGCAAGAGCGCAGGCTATCATTTATCAAAGAGAGTATGTTGCTCAAGTGAAAAGAAATGCAAAGTTGCGTGAGGCATACTCGTACAACCAAGCGGTGGAAACGGCGGAGAAAAAGAAAAAAGAAAACCAACATTGGCTCATTCGTGGTCTCTCCACGATAGGCGATGTCGTAGCGAATGTTTTAGAAGGCGCAGTTAAGGGTCTTGAAGGTATCTATGACCTCGGTGCCGGTATTGTCGGCGCAGTAGGCGGAATCTTCAGCGACGACTTTAGGGATAGCGTTCAAGACCATATCGCTTACGACTTCGCAGGCGAGGTAGTAGGAGCGCCTCTTCAAGAGGCTCTCCGCTATTCCCGTCTCAAAGAGGACGGCATAATCGAAGGTGTGGCAAGCGGTATCGGTCAAATGCTTCCTGCGGTTATTGCTACGATTGCTACTTATGGTGCATACGCAGGCGTGGGTGCGGCGACAACCGCCGCTTCCGCCGCAGGAACTGCCGCTTCCGCCGCCTCGGCGGCTGCCCAAGCAGCACAAGTAGCCTCGCTCGTAACTATGGGCGTAAGTGCGGCAGGTACGGCTACCGAAGAAGCCTTCCAAGAAGGAGCAAACTACTACGCCGGTCTCGGCTACGGTGTTGCTTCCGGTCTCGTGGAGGTCGGTACGGAAAAACTCTTTGGTGGTGCAACCAAAGCGTTGACGGGTGCAGGCATATTCGACGGCGTGGTAGAATCCACCGCCAAGACGGGTATTCGTAGAATCGCTCTAAACGCCGTAGAAGAGGGTGCGGAAGAGGTTGTTGCGGAACTCGCCAACCCTGCGTTGAAATCTATCTATAAAGGCTCGGACGCCTTCTCTCAATACGGAGATTGGGATTATTGGAAGGGCGTAGGCAAAACGGCGATTGTCGGTTCGCTTACGGCTCTTGGTTATAGCGGTACGGTTGGCTATGGTATGTCCAAAATCAAAACCAAAAGCGGTCAACGCCTCAACTATGTCGGAAAAGAAGCCGATGTCCAAGAGGTTCTCGGAAGCCTTGAAAACCTTAAGGCTCGTGAAAAGAACCTTCAAGAAAGTGGAACGGGACTTACCGAGAAAAAGGTTAAGATTGCCGAGACTACCCGTAAAGGCTATCAGCAAATCGAGACTATCCTTAAGGGAGCGACCGAAAAGAAGAGGGCGAGCCTTATCAAGGAGTTTAGTCTCGATAGAGCCTTTAATCCGGACGGCTCGTTGAGTGCGGAAATGGCGACGAGGCTCGGCATAGGACAAGTAGCCGAGCAATCCGTGAACGGCGAAACTACGCCACTTGCAAGCGATGTAAACGACTATAATTACTCCACTTCTTTGTGGGGTCGTGAGCGAGAAATAGAATCCGACTTCAGCGTTGCGATTGACGACCTCGCCAAGTCCTACATTGAGGATATGAAAGCGAAGGGCGAGACCGTTACGCTTGAGGAAGCGAGAGAAAAGGTCGGCAAACTGTCGATTAAGAAGGAAGGACTCGAAGGCGTTGCTATGGAACGCCGAAACAAGTTCAACAAGGCTCTCAATGCTCTTGATAGATTGTCCGGGACGGAAACTTCTTTCGTGGTTGTCGATTCCTCCGAACTCGGAGAAGGACAATCCTTCAAGGCTTTTAGAAAAGGCGACAAGATTTATATTGACTCTCACGACTTCGAGAGTGGTGCTTGGGCGGAAGACCTCGTACACGAGTACACGCACCTTGAGAAAGGTTCTCAAGAATACGAGGAAATGGTCGAGTTCTTACAATCCGATGACCTTGTAGTCGATGACAACGGAACGAAGGTCAAACTTTGGGAGAAGGCTCAAAGCGAGGTCTTCTCTAAAAAGTACGGCTTATCTCCTGCGGAAATAGAAACTATATCCGAGAAAGTGAAAGCCGGAGAGGAACTCACCGAAAAAGAGTCGGCTATGTATCGTAAGTTTAGAAACGAGTTGGTGGCTCACGAGACGGGAATCCTGCTCGGCAACGAGTCCTTTGTGGATAGAATTATCTCTAAAGACTCTTCGTTAGTAAAGAGAATCATCGACAAAATCGTTAACCTTAAGAAGGCGTTTGAGAAGGTAGACAAATCCTCGGCGCAGTACAAGCAACTTCTTGAGGCGGAGAAACTGTATCTTAACGCCGCAAGGAGAGTTGGCGATATTAAACTTGCAAGATACATCATCAATCGTGACCGAAGCCTCACGGAAGAAGTTGACATCGTTGACGAAGCGGAGTATAATAAGAGAGGTATCGTTATCGAGGATAAGCAAGAATATGCGGTTCTCGCACAAGAACTTGCAAGGAAGAACGGCGACAAGCCTCGTAGGGTTGAGTACGCTTATACGAGCAATAACTTCTACATCGTGACAAATAATCGTCAAGGCAATTTTACGCCGATTCTCCAACTCGATATTGAAGCCAACCAAGAACTCATTGATACCATAAGGAGCGAAATCGACAATGGAACTTACAAACAAGCAAAGACTATTACTGAATGGATTAGACTTGTTCAAAGTGGAGAAGGAGGCTATGGTTCTCATCTTGACGGCTCTACAAGAGGAAGAGCAAATGGACGAGTTGATGAAGTATATGACGGAGAATCCGGAGGCAACGCAAGAGGAACTTCTCGAAGTGACGGCGGAAATCAAGGGCAAGTAGACGGTGTTCATATTGTCTCCGATTCCGACGGAACGGTTCAGTTCAACCTCAATACTTACAACGAAGGCGGTCGAGAGATTCTCGAAAAGAATCTCCTCGCAAAAGGATTCAATGATAGCGATGTGGAATCGGCTCTTGCTACTATGGACGAACTCGCTTCGTTTATGGAGGAGTTGGGGACGACCTACAAAGACCTTGCGGATTGGAATAACGCCAAGGTTTATTATGACAACGAAGGTCACGCTATCTATTCGGCTATGGTCACTAATGGAGACTATCCGCTTAACATTGACCTTTCGACGATATGCCGTAAGCGCAAGGCTTTAACGAGAGTTCTCAACGAACTCGTGAAAAGAAACCTCATCGACGATGTCAGCCTCTCTCAAGAGAATATCGTAAAAATCAACGAGATTCTCAAGAAAAACGGCTTTGAGGTCGCTTGTCCTGCTTGCTTTGTTGAAACCAAGCGTTATAGACTTGAGTCGTGGGCGGCGGACTTTGTTTCGGTTTGGAATAAGGTTATTCGTAGTCTCAACATCGCAAGTCCGGAATCTCTCGATTTTACCAACGGGAAGACCACGGTTTCCAACGGCGAAAGCATTGATGTAACCGAACTCGGCAAAAGAATCGAGGCGAAGGAGTTTGGCGGAAGAGAAAACCAACTTATCGCAAAACTTATCCACGACCACCCGGAACTCCGTGGTTTCCTCAAAAAGAGTGACCTCATCGGTACGGTTGGCTTGGATTCTATCAAGAAGAACGCTCCGGAACTTTATCAGCGTGTACTCAATAAAAAAGGCTCGGCTACGCCGAAACCTATGCAGGAGTTCACGCCTTATAACCACGAACTTGCGGATATATCCGACCTTGCGACTCGTGCGAAAGATGTCGGTGGTGTTCGTATGTTCTCGTTCTCGGACTTCACTATCGACCAAGTGTTCGATTATATGCAAGTTGTTGCCGACCTTCACTCGAAGAAGGCGACAATGCACACCTATACCAAGGTTATCTCCTTTGCGAGAATCTTTGGTAAGACGGGTATAAAAATCAATATGTCGATGATACCAAACATCGACAAATCCGTTTCGAGAGAGAACGCCGGTCTCGATTCCGAGGGCAACCTTTTGTGGAGCGAGTTTGGTGTGGATTATGACGAGGCGGTTGCCTTGATGACTCAAGAAGGCTATAGCCAAAATGTCGGAACAACTACTATCGGCGTAAGCGACAACCATATCCGCAAACTCCTTGCAAACGAATATACGAACTATGTTATCCCGTATCATCGTAGCGGTATCAACAAACTCGTTGCGAAGATGAGCGACATAGACTACTACAAAGACTATACTCTTCAGCAAAGAACTCGCTATCGCAAGAACGGCGTAGGTTCGGAAATCAAATACGCTGAAGGTAGGTCTACAATCCACCCTAAAGACGGGCGCGGAAAGGCGGTCTCGAAGACCGAAGAGTTTGACTTCTTCGAGAGCCTTCAAAGACTTGGCGACGCCAAGGCTATGGCTCACGAGTACCTTGAGTGGTGCGACGAGAAAGGCTATATTCCGAAGTTTGAGCAGTTTACCGCCGACGAAAACTATTATAAATTGCTCGTAGATTTTAGAGTCTACGACGCTATCACGGGCGAAGCAGTTCCTCAAGTTCCTGCAACGCTCACTTTTCCGGACAATGTTACCGAGATTATCGAAAGCGAACTCGCAACGCAGGAAGTCGCCAAGGGCAAAGAAGGCGCAGTTTTCGAGGACGCTCTTATCGAGATTTACGAGGTTATCCGAAAAGGCGGAAAACAAACCGAATCGGTGGACTTTAACCTCGCAAATACAAACTCCAACGGAGAAACCCTCACGGGAGAACAAGTGAAGTATTTTGCGGATTCCCTTGTAAGAGATTCCGAAGGAAGGCTTCTTTTGGTTTACCACGGAAGTCCGAATCGCTTTACCGAGTTTTCTCATAGTTATATGAGTACCAACGGCTCGGCTGAAGGTCAGGGTTTCTATTTTACCAACAAAAAAACTATGGCGGAAGGTTATAAAAGAGACGGAGGACAACTTTTAAGCGGTTACCTCCTCATCAAGAAACCTTTGTCCGATAGTGAAAAAACTCTTACGAGGGCGGAAGTAAAGAAATTGATTGAAACATTAGACCCTACGGGCGACGATGTTGTTATCAATTATGATTCCAAGGGCGGTTTAGGCTATCCTTCTCGCTCTTGGTATGCTCGTGCGTTAGAGGACACCGTAAATGCGGTTATGAGATATAGCGACACCGATTCCGAAATCCTTGCCGAAATAGCAAACTCCGGAGCAGGAACGAGGGCGGTTGTAACCACAATCCGGAAGTTGTTTGGTTATGACGGCTATATCGTAGAGGGGAAATATGAAGGAGCGACGGTCTATGTTGCGTTTGAGTCGAACCAATTCAAACTCTCGGACAATGCAAAACCGACCGAAAACCAAGACATTCAGTTTAGCCTCACTCTCCCGGAAGACCCTACCGCCAAGCCGTACTTCTACGAACTCACGGACGGGCAAGTCAAAAAACTCCTTGCGGACTACACAAGGAGAAAGGTTTATAACAAGGTTGAAGCCGAGGAGATTATCTCGACCATTGTCGGAAGTTATCTCTCTTTCGGAGACGCTTACGGCACTATCTCCGGCAAGCCGAAGGCGGAAGTTATTGATATGCTTTGGCGTGGTCTTAACACGGCGGTGCCGGGCAAGAAGGCGAAGGTTGCCCTCGATGTGGCGGAGTATATCATTCAACACTCTATCGTTGAAAGTATTTACGACGACCCTGCATACGAGATATACACCGACACGATTGCTCTTCTCAAACCCTACCTCCACAAGATGAACCTTGACGGAATCAAGGGCGAGATTAGACACCGTTATGACAAGGACAATAGTCCATATCTCCTTTGGGGCAAACGCAAGGGTGAATCCGGTCTCGGCGCAGATGTTATTGCTATGGAACTCGAATCGCTCGGATTCCATATCGACGCTATCAATGAGGCGGACATCTTCTTCCAAATCGACGAAGCATACAGAACCGCCGTAGCAGGACTCAAGAAGGACGCCAAGTCTATTTTGAGCGATTCCCTTACAACCGAGGAGAGAAAACAACTCAAGCAAGACCTTGCAAGAGAGATTCTCGTGGCGTTTGATACGCACGGACACCCTTCCAAACTCTCGGCTATCATTGACGAGTACGCCAAGAAGGCGCAGTTTTGGAGGGAGAAGTTCTACGAGGAACGCAACAAGAACAAGGTTCTCAACCGTGTCCTTGACAAGATTCAACGAATCAAGGATATTAAACTCGGTACATTCATCAACGCCTCGGTTTACAAGACGGACATCTTCAAAGGCTCTATTGAGCAGTTGTCCCGTATCAAGGACAGAGGCAACCTCAACGAAAGCGGAACGAGAGAGATTATAAAGGGACTTTCCGAGTGGTACAACGAAAAAAATCCTATGCTCGCAGGGCAATTCGACGAAGACATCGCCGTTGCTCTTAAGGAGTTCGCAAACGGAGAGGGCAAATTCACGACCGACGACTTGAAGGCTCTCGAAAATATCATCGACTACTTCAAGCATTTTATCGAAACCTACAATAAAGTGTACCGCAACGGGCAATATGTGGAAGCCGAGCCTATCGCCAAGAAGTATGTGGAGATTATCCACACCAACGAAAAGGCGAAGGTTGGTTGGTTGAGGAAGTTCTTCGAGAAATATCTCACGACCTTTGGCGACCCTATGACGGTTGTAAGGTATATGGATAGATATTCCGACGGATTCTATACCGAAATGCTCGAATCGCTCCGCAAAGGTGCTATCGGCGCAGGCGTTATGGAAATGGAGATGAGAGAGCCGATTGAAACCTTCTACAAGAAGAACAAGAAGTTCCTCAAATCCCTCAAAAACAAAACTGTGACCTATCAAGGCTCGGAGATTCCTCTCTCGCAGGCGATGTTGTTGTATATGTCGCTCAATAGAGACCAAGCGATTCTCGGTCTTGCCAAGTCCGGCTTTGCGTATACCGCCGAAGACGGCAAGGTAGTCCGAATCAACGGTTTTGCGGTCGAAGAAGACCTTGAAATCGAAGAGATAAGAGTTAGGGCGAAGGAAGTTCAAAAAGGACTTGCAAGCCAATTTACCGAGGCGGAGAAAGAGTATATCGCTATAGCCGAAAGGTTATTCAACGAAGATTGCAAAGAAGCCAAGAAAAAGACGGATATGCAACTTCGTGGATATACCAACGCTCTCGAAGACTACTATGTTCCGATTCGTCGTTATGTGGTAGGTCAAAGTGTCGATACGGAGTCGTATCTCGACGAAATGGCAAGAGTGAGCAACGCTTCGTTCAACAAGGACACCGTGAAGGGCGCGAGAAACGAGTTGTATCTCGGAACGCTCGAATCCGTCCTTGATAGACATATAAGAGCCGTATCGCTCTACGCAAACCTCGCTATGCCGTTGCGTGAGTACGATGTCCTTTACAATCTCGACACGGCAGGAAATCCGAATAAACCCACGAGCGTAAAGACCGAAGGCGTAAACGCTTGGGCGGAAGGTCAAGAATACTTCCAAAAACTCGTTAAGGATATTCAAGGAATCCCTGCTTCAAAGAGTGTTATAAACAAATGGTTGTCTAAACTCCGTGGTGGATATGCGAAATATCAACTCGGAGCAAATCCGAAGGTTTGGGTAACGCAGTTATCGTCGTTTGCGGCAGCAGGCAACATTCTCGACATCGGAAGCATTGTCCGAGGTCTCGGTATCAAGGCGAGCGATGTTGATGAGTATTGCTCTCTTGCGAAACTCCGTAACAACGACAACTCCGCCGCCTTGGCTCAAGGTGTTATGGATAAGACGGGCAAAATCGGCGATGTGCTTATGAAGCCTATCGGAATGGTTGACCGTCTCGTTGTCGCAAAACTCTTCGGTGCTTGCCAAGTCCAAGTCGAAAAGAACGGCGGAACAAAGGTCGGAACGAAGGAAAACAAAATCGAGGCAGGAAAACTCCTTGAGAAGGTTATCCTCGAAACGCAACAGAATCCGCTTGCGACCGAAAGGTCTGCTGCGATGAGAGACGGAAGCGAGATTATGAAGACCTTGACGATGTTCTCTGCAGACTCTATGAAGGTCTTCGGAAGAGTGATTGACTCTATCGGAGAAGTGGCGGTCTTGAAGACAAAGAGAAAGAACGCAACCGACCCTAAAGAGCAAGCAGAACTCGACAAGAAAATCAAGTCCGCCAACAAGAAGGCAGGGCGTGCCGTTGCTTCGCTTGTTTCTCAAGCCGTGTTTATGGCTCTTATTGCACAAGCGTTTAGAACGCTTTACAACAAGGACGACGAGGACGAGAATATCGCTCAAAATATGGCGGTCGACGCCGTCGGTAACCTCTTCGGTGGTTTGCCTCTCATTCGTGATATTTACTCCTTCTATGCAGAAGGCTACGACCTCGACAACTACGCTTACTCTACGGTTAACGACCTTCTCCAAAGCGGAAAAGATGTCTTCGATTTAATCGGTAGCGTGGTTGACGGCTCGACAGATTCGAGAGATATTGCTTTGAGTATTAAGAAGGCTGCGTACGCAGGCGGACAACTCTTTGGTATACCGACACGAAATGTCTATAATTTTGTGTATGGAATCACAAAGAGAATAAGTCCTTCCACGGCGTACAAGGTTGACGACAAGTTCTACAAGCAGAGTTATCGTGCCGACCTTGCGAAAGCAATCGAGAATAACGACGAGGCTATGATAGCAACTATCGCAGAACTTATGCTCGACGAAAACCTTGGAGGCTTGAAGGATTCCAAGGCACGAAGCGAAATGGGCGGTCTTATCGAAAAGGGATTCGATGTGATTCCTCGGAGCGTTCAAGACACTATTACCTACGACGGCGAAGAATACACCTTAACGGCAAGCCAAAGAAAAGCCTTTGAGAAAGTGTACGCCGTAGGAAACGAGGCGGTTGCAAGTCTTGTAAAACTGCCTCAATACGCAGAGGCGACCGACGAAGTGAAGGCGAAGGCGATAAACTTTATTTATAGCGTTTATTACAACCTCGCTCTCCAAGACTTCCTCGGAGTAGACCTCGAAAACAAAAATATCCTCTTCGCAGAGGCTATCGACATTGAGAAACTCGCTCTCATTGTTGCAACGGCAAGAACTATCGTTGGCGACACCGATAAAAAGGGCAAAGTCGTTAGCGGTTCTCGGAAGAAGAAGGTTCAAGCCTACATCAATTCGCTCAACTTGAAGGCGGTTCAAAAGTATATGGTTATGGGGTATCTCGGATATTCCAACCAATACGGCGAAGTCCAAGTGAAGGCGTACATCAATCGCTTATCCCTTACCAAGTCCGAAAAAGAAAAGTTGCTCGCTTATAGTGGGTATTCTTCGTAAACTGTGGGCGAAGGTAAAAGCCTTCGTCAAATGGTTGTTGAGGACTTTAGGGGATAGGACAAACATCGTGATATTTTTAATCGTGTTCCTTGTGGTATCGTGCGAGGTGTGGATTCCATACTTCATAGCGATTATCACCGGGATAGAATGGTGGTGGGCGGTCGGCTCGGCGTGTTGGGCGTTTTGGCTTGCGCCGTTCACTCCATTCATTCCGCTTTGCATAGCATTGACGGCGGCGGTTAGGAAGATATACGATAAAATCAAAAAGAAAAAAGACGGGGAATAATCCTCGTCTTTTTGTCTTTATAATCCGATAACCAAGGCAACGAACTTCTTCGTTATATAAAGGTTCGGATTATGTGCTTTTGGTGGACCCGAGGGGAGTCGAACCCCTGTCC